CTACATTAGCTCACGCCAGTTCGCAAGGAGCCTGGGGCTTATATGATTATGAACAAGCCGAATACCAGATGGTTTACAATCGCAGTGAAGTCCGGAGCATAGCATCTATTACTAAACTGTTCACTGCAACTACCATCTTGCGAGCTGGACTTGACCTTAATGAAAAGGTCAAGGTGCAAGGCAAGTCAGGCGGCCGATTCCCTAGGGGAGCAAAAGTTCCTCGTATGGATTTAATGAAAGCAATGATTATCAGCAGTGACAATCTTGCAGCCGAAACACTTGCTAATACCTATCCTGGCGGTTTTGATCAATTTATAGTTGATACTAATATGTGGGTAAGGGGCTGGGGCTTAATTGACACTACTATTGTAGATGCTAGTGGATTGTTGCCTGGCAACCGAAGTACTCCAGATAACCTAGTTATGTTCTTAAACAAGATCAAAGACAATGCTGTTATCCGTGCAATTTCTGCAGAAGAACAAGCAACGCTTAACTTGCCAAAAGGTAAGAAGACAGTAAAGATTCAATTGAAGAATACAAATCCTGTGCTGTTTCACTTTGATAATATTCTGATTAGCAAGACAGGAACAACCAATGCCGCTGGCAAGTGTGTTGTCATGTTGGTTGAAAAGAACAAGACCCTTCATGCAGTAATTGTACTAGGACAAAAGAATGGTGCAGAACGTAATAAGATTGCTCAGTCTTTGATTGCAATACTACCAATGCCAAAAGCAGTTGCTCGTGAGCCAGCCCAACAATGGGGGAGTTTGGAGTTGCCTTTTTGAGCACCGTTAACATTACAGCTGGCACCGTAACAGGAGAGCCAATGTCCCAAAGCAAGTACAAGTTTGATACTCAAATTATAAATGGTATTGCAACTCGTATCCACACCGTAGTTGTACACACATTTGATGTGCGCGAAGAGGACGCCGTACTGTTCGCAGCCGAACCGTTATACAAATGGCAGCAGAGCGAGCAAGGAAAGTGGGTAATGGCACATGCTCTTGAGCAGCCAGTGTGGCAGTCACAACTGGACTATCAAGCGTTTACTACTCGATTTGTAATCATTGCCAAACTACAAGGTAGAGACTACACATTTTGGACAATGAAATGGAACAGCAAATAAATGTTGAAAAATTAGTCTATGACTATATGCGTACCTTTCATTTGTCTTATAAGGTACCCCGTCGTTACGAAGAAGAAGAGGACTTGCTCAAATGGTGTGCAACAGTTGGTAGAGAATATAGAGATTGGAACTACTACAAAGGGCATCCAAAAGATCCACATTGCTCGTTAAGCATTAGAGATCCAAAATGGTGTACTATTTTTGAGCTAAAATGGGGCCATTTAATCATAGGAATCATTGACAGAAAGAAAGGTTTGAGTGTATAATTAATACAACAGACAAAGGAGCTCTAATGGCGCGAATGATGACTTATGCTTGGAACGACCAAGATAACATTCTAAATGAAACAAAGTATGGCGATCACTTTGTTTCAGAAGACTTAACCGAACAAGAAGCAGTAGCACATACTGTGGCATATATGCGAACACAGTTTCCCCGACGTGCTCGACATTTCGACAGCGGTCGTGTGCAATACACCACATGGGACGTTAGTGAGATTGCCAAAGCAGAAGATAAGTTTTACGGTGGCAGTAAAATTGACGACGTTATCCGCGAGCACATTGGACGTCCTGGTACACAGGGCAAAGAGTTCCATGCACTACCATTTGATGATCTAGTATATCGTGTTAACAAATACATTAACTCAACAAAACAACCTCGTCCTAATGTAGGACTGTCGCAATGGCAGTATGACGCTGCCGAGAATGTGATAGCCGCAGTTGCTAATCATAATCGTATTATTATGGCAGAGCTGTGCGCTCGCTTTGGTAAGACATTGTGGGCAGGTGCATTGGCAGTTGAGACTAATGCCCAAATTACAATTGTTGCTAGCTATGTGCTAACCAGCTTTGCCAGCTTTGCAAAAGACTTAACTAGTTTTGAACAGTTCCGTAACCTAGAAGTTATTGATAGCGCAAGTCCAACATACCAACGAGACATTACTGCCGCTATCAAAGCCCGTCGACAAGTTGTTGTGTTCCTTAGCATGTGCGGCAGTGCTAAACGTCAAGACCGTATCGACTTCTTGTTTGGATTAAAACAAAATCGCCTAGTGTTTATTGATGAAGCCGACTTTGGTGCGCACACAAACAAGCAAGCAGACCCATTCATTGCCGCAACACAACCAGATGATGTTGTTATCTTAATGACTGGCACCAATGGAGAACGGGCATGTGGTAACTGGCAGATTGATCATTACCTTGGCACAACATACGCAGAACTATTAATGGAAAAGGCGGGCATCTAATGCTTAAACATTTTAAAGTAGATCCAACACGCACACAATTAGTAGTGCCAGTTGAGTTTTATCAAATGAACTTGATTCGCTTAATTGAACAAGCACGTAAACTCGATCCAGAGTTAATGAGTATAGGTACAGACTACTTGCCGTCATGGAGCAAGTTTGCAAAAGATCCTCTCCGTGCAAAAGGATTCTGGACACGTATGCTTCAAGCAGTATTCCTTGGACAGAACAACTTGCCCGAACTAGATGTTGAGTTCCAAGCAGGACAAGTAGAAGACAGCTTCCGTGTGTCTATGATGTTCTTGCCGGGCAGTATGAAGAACGAGCATTTAAAAACTACTGTTAAGATTACAGAGCAGACTCTTAAGGGTTGGAAGGTGCTTGAGATTAGTGGCGTAGGAACTTACAACGGCAAGAAGATTAGCAACAAGAACGCTGAGAAGATTACTAAACAAGTGATTGAAGAATGCCGTGAGAACAACACTCCGTTGCTAATCCTTAGCCGCGGCATGGCACAACGTAGTTATAGCATTGGTGAGATTACTAGTTTGTTCCTTTGCTACGATGAAGGCGACGCTGGTGCAACTACACAGAAGATTAGTCGTGCTCTTACTCCTAGCACAACAAACAAGATCGGACGTATCTTCTCGTTGAGTTTTGATCCTAATCGTGATGACAAGTTTGACACTATGTTTATTGCGGCAGCTCAGAACTATGCAAAGCGCAAGGGTGTTGAAGTTGACGAAGCATTGCGCCGTGTAATTAGTACGATTGATTTGTTTGCATGTTCAGAAGACGGTCGTGTTGACATTGAGCATGATGCATACTTGCAACAGATCCTAGACCGTAATAGTCTAACACGCATGGTAGGCAAGCAATCAAACATTACTGAACTTAGCTATGCCGAAGCATTGTTAGTATCACAAGGTAATGCAAACTACTCTAAGCTAAACATTACAGCAGCCGCAGAGAAAGGCAAGATTGGGTTTAACAAAGGTAGCGCAGGTCATAAGCAATTGAGCAATGAAGACCTCAAGATGCTTGACAAGGTGCGTAAGGTGTTAGCTACGATTGTAGAGCACTTGCCCTATTTGGCTATCATGACCCAAAGTGATAGCATCCGCGATAGTCTTATCAAGTGTAGCCAAGTTAAGGATTATAACGATTATGTTACACAAGAGTTCGGTGTAGAACCTAAAATGATTTTGGACTTCTTTGACCGCGGCGTGTTAAACTATGATTTGGCCAGTCTTCAAAAGAGCGCAAAAGTAGCAGAGCTAGGCGCATAATACAGTTGACATAATTGTTAGTTAAGTGTATAATAACATATACACGAAAGAATGGATTTATGTTAGAACGTATTAAGCCAATTGATAAAATTGTAAACGAGTTGCTGGACGCACTTCCAGCTTCAGTTTGGGCTAGCAAAACAACTACATTCTTTGATCCTGCTATCGGTGGCGGACAGTTTGTTGCGGAGATTGAACGACGCCTCCGTGCCCAAGGGCATAGTGATGCTAACATTCATAACCGTGTATATGGATTTGAATATACATCTGCACTAGTTGATCTAGCAGTTAACATGAACAAGCTAGTTGGGCAGTATGCAAAGACACCATACGAGGATTACTTCACATTAGACAACTCTATGACGTTTGATGTGATTGTAGGCAATCCCCCATATCGTCCACAAGGTGACAATCGACTAGGTAGTCGCGGCGCATCTGAAATGTGGGCTAACTTTGTTACACAAAATTTGTATCTGTTAAACGACAATGGATACATGGCATACATACATCCTAATGCATGGCGCAAGCCCGATGACCGCAACGGCTTCTGGAAGAAGTTAACTAGAGATAATCAAATGATTAAGCTAGTTATGAGTACCGGCGCTGCCATTGGCTTTGAAGTTCGTGTAGACAGCTATGTCATTCAAAAGACTCCTAAGCATACAACCACTACTGTAGTAGATCACGAAAATGTTACATTAACATTAGACTTGGCTAAGTTTGATTGGTTACCTAACTTTGCAATCGAAGAGATCGAACAGTTGTTAGGCAAAGGGTCAAACGTACTCTATAACACGTTCTATCATACACAGCGAGAACACTCAGATGCTCGTACAAAACAGTTTAAACATCCTGTAGTTCATACGATTAACAAAGACGGACTAGGCATTCGTTACTTTGATAAACTGCAAGACAACGATGCAACTCATTATGGCATTGCAAAAGTATTGTTAAATCAAAATGAGCTTCAGTACCCTTACAACGATTACAAAGGTGAGTACGGAATGAGCCAACTAACGTTTGGTATTCCTATTACATCAAAGAAACAAGGCGACGACATTATTAAGTTCCTCAACAGCGAGCCAGGTCGTCGTATGATTGCAGCCACTAAATGGAATACGTACTACACTGACTACGGAATGTTTAAGTCGTTCAAGGCTGATTGGTATAAGTAAGATTATGAAAGTGTTAGTTACAGGATCGGAAGGATTCATAGGAAAGAATATGGTTGCATTCCTAAGTCGTCAGCCCGAATGGCAAGTTGACGGGTGGGATTGGCACGAAACCGAATGGCCAGACGTTAGCACATACGAATGGGTTATTCACTTAGGTGCAATAGCAGACATGACTGAAACAGATACGGCAAAGATAATGCGCCAGAACTTTGATTTTAGTTGTTGGTTGTTCTCTGAGTGTCAGCGCCACGGGGTTAACTTACAATACGCTAGCTCTAGTGCAGTGTATGGCAACACTAAAAACTTCAGCGAGTATGCGCCATGCCAGCCTCAAACTCCTTATGCTTGGAGCAAGTATCTATTTGATCGTTGGGCATTTCAACAGCGACAAACCAACTTTGTACAAGGCTTCCGCTACTTCAACGTGTACGGCAAATGGATGCACCTGCGTGGACATAGGGCTAATGCTATCAGTAAGTGGACGGACCAAGCCCGCAAGAAAGGCTACATCGAAGTATGGGAAAACGCCGAGCACATCTATAGAGATTGGACATGGGTAGGTGACGTTTGCCAGTTGCACTTAGACTTCATTAATACTGTTAGGGGCAGCGGCATCTGGAACGTAGGCGCCGGCCTCCCGCACTCGTTCCTAGATATTGCCGAAGCTATTGCAGAACACGAGGGTGTTGAAATACGTACTATCCCAATGCCTGACATTGAACAGACTAGATTTAGACAAAAGACCTGCGCCGACCTTGCTCATCTAAAAGAGACGATAGGAAAACGTAAGTGGCTAAATGTATATGAGTGGCTGGATTTAGAATGAAAGTAATGGTTAACGGCACATTTGATATTGTTCATAGAGGACATATCGAAATGTTAAACTATGCAAAGAGTCTAGGTGACTACTTGTTAGTTGCTATTGATACAGATCGTAGAGTTAAAGAACTTAAAGGCGAACAGCGTCCAATTAATAATCAATGGGACAGACTGTTTATGCTAGACAATCTAAGATCAGTAGACAGTGTGCGTATCTTTGATAGTAAAGAAGAACTTATAAGCATAATGGAAACATACAAGCCTGACGTCTACGTCAAAGGCAGTGATTGGAAAAGTGATCGGCCCTCACTAGCAGAACAGTATTGCAAACAGGTAATTTATTATGACAGGGTCGGCGACTACTCAACAACAAACACAATTCAAAATATTATTAATCGGTGACATCTGTACAGATGTATACCAATACGGATCTATAGATAGACTAAGTCCAGAAGCACCTGTCCCTGTATTTGTTCCTACACACAAAGAAGAACGTGAAGGCATGGCAGGCAACGTGTATGCTAACCTAACAGCATTAGGATGTAAGGTTGATATCGTATGCGGTAGCTCAAGCCGTAAGACTAGACTAATTGATAGCCGAAGTAAACAACAGATACTTCGTGTAGACGAAGATGTTAAGTCTAGTCCCGTAACTAACATAGACCCTACAGGATATGATGCAGTTGTTATCAGCGACTATAACAAAGGTGTAGTGTCGTACGACACAGTTGAGCAGCTACTTAGAAAACACAACCTACCGGTGTTCATTGACACAAAGAAGACAGACCTAGAACGTTTCCAAGGTGCATGGGTTAAGATCAACGAGCTTGAGTACAGTAAGATTAAGAGCGATTGCACTGGGCTGATTATAACTAAGGGCGAAAAAGGCGCAACAGCTAAGTTCCACGAGTACACATCACAAGCACCTAAGGTTGAAGTAGTTGATGTCACTGGTGCAGGTGATACATTCTTGTCAGCACTAGCTTACAACTATTTGCACACAAAAGATATTAAGAGAGCAATGGACTTTGCTAATCTTGCTGCCGCAGTTGCGGTACAGCATACTGGCTGCTATGCTCCAACAATGGAGGAAATACTATGAAGGTATTAGTAACAGGCCACAGAGGATTTATAGGGCAGAACTTAATCAAGTACATACACGAACACACTAACTGGGAAGTTACCGGGTGGGAGTGGGGAGACAGCGACTATCCAACAGTAGGTGGAAATGATTGGGTGTTTCACCTAGGTGCTATTAGTAGTACAACAGAACAAGATGTTGATAAAGTTATTAACCATAACTTAGAGTTTAGTCAGTGGATGTTCAATGCCTGTAAGATTAATCATGTAAACTTACAATACTCAAGTTCTGCAAGTGTGTATGGATTAACTAGCGACTTCAAAGAAACAACTGCTGAGAATCCACAAACACCGTATTCATGGAGCAAGTTCCTCTTTGATAGATGGGTTGCTAAACAAGAGCCTGCATACGGTTGTGTGGTACAGGGCTTCCGTTACTTCAACGTCTACGGCAACTTAGAAGAACATAAAAAAGATCAAGCCAGTCCAGTAACTAAGTTTAGAGAACAAAGTAAAACAGGATCAATTAAACTGTTCAAAGGCAGTGACAAATACTTGCGTGACTTTGTTGCAGTAGAGGATGTATGCCGCACACACTTGCAATTTATGCACATACGCCAATCGGGACTGTGGAACGTAGGTACGGGCAAACCTGCTAGTTTTGAGCATGTTGCACAGCTAATTGCAGCCAGATATAATGCACAAATAGAGTACATAGAAATGCCAGAAATACTTAAAAAAGGCTATCAAGCGTATACTTGCGCAGATCTTACAAAATTAGAAGCAACTATAGGATCGCAACAATGGCTTACAGTTGAAGACTGGTTAAATACAGTATGAGACTTAACGAATTTATCACAGACGAGGATCTAGCTGCCCTTGATGAAAAAGCCAGCAGGAAGTTGTGTGCAAGCACTAAATCTAATAAAGAATTAGGGGCAAGTAACCTTGCCAGTTGCAAGAGCCAAGGCTTACGTGCCCGTGAAGGCAATAAAAGCCATAAGCTAGGGCGCGGCCCAGAGAGCCGTGTTGTTATGGGCGGGCACAAACTTAAAGGTAAAAAGTACGGGGGCAAGATCCCAGACTGGGGTACACGTAAATGAGATTTAATGAATTTAAAATTTTAAAAGAAGCTGCTAATAATATTGCAGTAATCGGTGACAGTATTGCAGTCGGCATTAAAAGCGCCGGTGCAGCAAGTGCTGGTAATGCAGTCGGCGGAAGCAACACTAAACAAGTATTAGGGTTTGTAACAGACTTTGTACAATCAGGCAAAGCAAAGGGTGCAACTGTTATATTAAGTAGTGGCGCTGCTAACAGTGCTAATGTTTCTACTGAAGACGGTAAAAAGTTTCAGTCTGAAAATTTAGGGCCGGTAACTACACAAATTAAACAACTTAGAGATGCTGGTGCAAAGGTTGTATTAGTAGGAGTTGCCAGTGGCAAAACGCCTCCTCAAAAGCCTACACAATATACTAGCGGTAAGAAGTGGGTAATTGACTATACCGGAATGAATGATCGACTACAGGCTATTGCTACAGCTAACGGTGCTACCTTCTTAGGACCGTTGGAAGAATTTGATCCAGGCATTAGCAAAGGTGACGGCATACATCCATTCAATGGGTACGGTAAATTGTTTAAAGCAGGATCAGCTGGCGCCGGAACTAACTTAGGACCAGCTGGTGCAACACCAGGAAAACCTGCAACTAAAGATAAACAAGGCGCAGGCACAAAACCTGCAGATGTGTTGGCAGTACCGACTGGCCGCCAAGGCCCGGCTGTGCGTGATGTTCAGCAAGCATTACTGGCATTAGGTTACAAGTTGCCGCGTAACGGCGCAGACGGTATTCGCGGCCCTGAGACAGTTGAAGCAGTTAAGCAGTTTCAACAAGCTAACAACCTAACAGTAGACGGAGACCCAGGTGAAGAAACTGTAGGTGTACTAAACAAGTTAATTGCTAAGAAAGGGATTAAGATTGCAAAGAGTACCCCAGCCGACGTTAAAGTTTCAGCAGGTGGTATAGCAAGTGGTAAACTACCCCCATTGAAGATGGACTCTGCAACTACCGGCAAAGTAGGAGAGTTATTAAACTTCATCGCACGTTATGAATCACGAGGCGACTATAATATTATGGTAGGTGGCAAACGTGGTAACCTGACTAACATGACTGTCGGCGAAGTATTAGATATGCAAAAAGATATGGTCAGTCGCGGCCATGAGAGTTCAGCAGTTGGACGATATCAATACATTAGAAAAACTCTAGCTGGCACTGCTGCTCAGATGGGCATGGACGTTAATAGTACCAAGTTCGACGAAAAGACACAAGATGCGTTGGCTGTACAAACGCTAAGAACTATCGGATTAGAAGAGTGGCTTGCTGGTAAACTAGACGACGGAGCGTTCCTTAATAAGATTGCAAGAGTATGGGCAAGTGTTCCGACTACTAGCGGCGGGTCATACTATCAAGGCGTTGGATCCAATACAGCGGGTGTTAAGACAGACGTTGCAGTAAATACATTACAAAATATTAGAACAGCATAATGAATTTAACTGGTAAACTTTTAATTGCTCCTCCTAACGTGAGAGGAAACTTTTGGTCTAAGACCGTTACATTTGTCACGGAGAATCATTCTCGTGGCAGCATGGGCCTTGTACTAAACAAGAAGTCTAAAATGACTATTAGAGAGTTTGCACAGCAATGCGATGTAGAATGTGACCTAGACGGATATGTATATGTAGGCGGTCCTGTAAATGTTAAGGCGCTGTCTCTTATACACAGTTCTGAATGGTCGTGCAATAACACTATGCACATTAATAATAATTTTAGTGTTAGCTCTAGCCATGATTTATTACAGAGATTAGCAATGGGCGATTGTCCAAAACATTGGCGATTGGCATTGGGATTGTGTGCGTGGGCCCCGGATCAATTAGAAAGTGAGTTAAAAGGCACTGCTCCGTTTAATCATAATTTTAGTTGGCTTTTGGCTACTCCTAGTCATAATAGTGTATTTGCACTAGATGGGCAGGATCAATGGACCCAATCAATTGAGCAATCCGGGAACGAATTCGTCCAAAAACTACTTGCTTAAATACATAAATGGCTGTATAATACAAGCTGTTCTAAACAAAAAAGAAATGAATCAAAATGTCAGATACGCTCTTACTCAACGCCGACGGCGCTCCAGTTAGCTTTCTGCCACTTAGTACACTAACTTGGCAGGATGCGATCAAATACATGGTCTTAGATAAGGCCCACGTATTAGCATGGCACGATAATTGGATCGTCCATAGCGCCAACTGGGAAACTGCTGTTCCCAGTGTCCTAATTTTACGTGACTACATGAAACCAAAGAACTCTATTAGATTCTCTAAGGGTAACGTGTTCCTGCGTGACAATTATACCTGCGCCTACTGTGGTGATCACTTAGAAAAGAAGCACTGTACGCTTGACCACGTACTGCCTTCAAGTATGGGTGGTAAGACTACGTTTGAAAACACTGTAACAGCCTGCGGTCCGTGTAACGCTGGAAAGGGTAACAACAAAAAGATTGTTCCTAAGTTCAAGCCACACAAGCCAGACTTCTACGAACTTGTTAACAAGCGTAAGCGTATGCCGTTTCAACTCCGTCATGAGGTGTGGCGTGACTACATCACGTGACACTAACTGTTGAATGGAACGTAGGTAACGATTGCGATCTTAAATGTAGTTACTGTCACAAGGAACTACATGACGGAGCAAATCCGTTTCCACCAGTAGACAAGTTTCGCCCGGCGTTTGATCATTTAATTGATCAGGCCCGGGCTTTCTCACAAATTAACATAGAATTCTCAGGCGGCGAGCCCACGCAAAGCATTAGCCTACAGCAAGTACTATTAACTAACAACGATAATAGGATTAGGTTTAAGATACACTCTAATGCACAAGCGCCCATTGATTGGTGGCAATGGACTGCACACAAGTTATACGACTTAACACTCAGCTATCATCAAACAACTAGCTTCGATCATTTTCAAGAAGTGGTTAATATAACCAGCAACTATCTACGACCTAAGATATATGTACCCTTAACACCCGATACATGGGACGTTCAAAAGCTAGCTTACGACACTCTAAAAGAGTCAGGGCACGATGTACATTTGCAACTGTTATACTCAAACTTCACACGAGGAAATGATGCGTATCTTAAATACACAGATGATCAGTGGGCCGATTATTATAAAGAAAAAGGCATTGATATAAGTAACCAGCAACAAGTAGAAACTACTATAGAGTTTAAACGAGTACATCATTTAAACAATTATTACGGACACTTGTGCTGGGCAGGTTATAATCAAATATCATAGACAACTTCGGGGATGTTTACCGAGGCTGGTGCAAAAGTAATAATTCGTTGGGCAATGTGTTTAGGCACGATGTAGTACTGGATAAACAACCTTATCCTTGTCCAAAGACACAATGCAAAAATGGATTTGATCTACAAGCTCGTAAAAGCAAAGGAAGTTGGGGAATAGCATGAAAAAGTTCTTTTGGAACATATTGGGATTTTTAAGTTTAGGTATGGCATATATTGGAGTTATAACTCCCGGACTGCCTTACAGTATATTTGTAGTGTTTGCCGCCTATTGTTTTAGCAAAGGCAACGAACGTATGCATCGTTGGTTATACAACCATAAGTTGTTTGGTCCATTCTTAACTAACTGGGGACAGAAGCGTGTGTTCCCAACAAAGATGAAGTTCTTCATGCTATTCATGATGAGCACTAGTCTATGCATTATGTTCTTCACTGGTGTTAAACCTATTGGAATATTAAGTACAGCTATATTCATGGCGCTAGTAGCTATTTGGGCTTGGCGCTTTCCGGGTAGCGTAGAAGAATATGATAATCGTATCGCCGCAGGCCGCAAGATAGGCTGGTTTAGTAACAGCTTCTAGATCGGTAAATACTAGTAAACGAGGGTTTACTAATGAAACTACCAATATTCAAACGAGGCGACACATGGAAAATTACATTTGTTTGGAAAAATAACGGCACCCCTATAGATTTAACAGGATGCCATGCTAAAATGCAAATTCGTAAGAAGCGAGTTGGTACGCTTCTAGCGGAAATTACAGACGATGCAGACGATATAGAAATTGCTGGTAGTACAGGCGAAGTTAATGTTGCGTTTCCTGCGTTAATAACTAGAGATGTTGAAGTAGGCACACACGAAACAAGTTTACAAATTACATTTCCGTCTGGAGAAGTTCAGTCTAGTGATGCTATTGAAATCCCAGTTGCAGAGGGTGTAACAAGATGACAGCAGTAATAGAAATTAATGTCAATACTCCCAAGACTATTGAAGTTAATCCAACTAGCTCAACCTTAACAGTAACAGCAGCACAGCGTGGAGCAACTGGACCTGCGGGACCTACCGGACTACAAGGACTTACTGGCGCAACTGGGGCTACTGGACCACAAGGCGCCACCGGGGCAACTGGAGCTACTGGTCCACAGGGCGCAACAGGACCGCAAGGTATTCAAGGGGCTACTGGAGCAGATAGTACTGTTCCTGGACCACAAGGGGCTACTGGACCACAAGGACCACAAGGAATCCAGGGAGAAATAGGTCCACAGGGAATACAGGGAATACAAGGTATCCAGGGAGAAACTGGAGCTACTGGACCACAAGGTATTCAAGGAATACAAGGCGAAACAGGACCACAAGGCGATACAGGGCCAACGGGACCTACAGGGGCTACTGGTCCAAAAGGTGACCAAGGTAATCCAGGTGCAAGTGTACGTATAGTCGGAGAAGTAGCAGCCCAATCAAATCTAACAACGTTAGTTTCACAGTCTCCAACAGTTGGAGATTCTTATATTGTATCTGCTGATGGTAATCTATATACTTGGACTGGAACAAGTTTTATAGATGTTGGACAAATTGTAGGACCACAAGGCGTCCAAGGTGAAACTGGACCACAAGGTATTCAAGGAATACAAGGCGAAACAGGAGCTACTGGACCACAAGGACCACAAGGAATACAAGGAATACAAGGTGATACTGGACCTACAGGACCACAAGGAATCCAGGGAATACAAGGTGATACTGGACCACAAGGAATCCAGGGAATACAAGGTGATACTGGACCTACAGGACCAACTGGTGCAGATAGTACAGTACCAGGCCCACAAGGTATTCAGGGAATACAAGGTATTCAGGGGGACACTGGTCCACAAGGTATTCAAGGAATACAAGGCGCCACAGGCGCCACAGGCGCCACAGGCGCTACTGGAGCAGCAGGCACTAATGGAACAAATGGGTTAGGATATAACGGACTAACATCTACATCATCGGTTGCAATTGGCACAGGATCTAAAACTTTTACAACTAACCTAGCTTCAACTGCTACTGCATTTGCAGTTGGGCAGTATGTAAGAGTGTTTAATACTAGTACACCTGCTAATTACGTAGCCGGAACTATTACAGCATTCAGTAGTACTACATTAACTATGACTGCTGATGCTACTGGCGGATCTGGTACTATATCTAGCTGGACATTTGTCGCATCAGGTGTTAAAGGTGACACAGGAGCAACTGGTGCCACTGGTGCCACTGGTGTATCCTTCCCTTCACAATCTGGAAATGGCGGGAAGTATTTAACAACTGACGGCGGCAGTGTAAGTTGGGCAACTGTTAGCGGAGGTGGAGGTTCTGACTACTCCACTGCAACAGAAATTGCCATCGGATCAGGCACCGGGAATGCCCAAGGGCAGTATGGTGTAGCAATCGGCTACAACGCGGGCAGCTCAGTTCAAAGTGTTGCAGCTATTGCAATAGGCGCCGCAGCGGGACAGTATAGTCAAGGTTTCAATGCAATTGCTATCGGTGATATGGCTGCAACATATTATCAAGGAGATTATGCAATTGCTATAGGATATTCAGCAGGCAGCTCAAACCAATCAGATAACAGTATTGTGTTAAATGCTAGTGGCGCAGACGTTAATGCATCTACTAGTGGATTTTTTGTAGCACCTGTTAGAAGCGATGCTACTCCAACTAATATAATTTACTATAATACAACTACAAAAGAAATGACATACGGTGCAGCACCGTCGGGCGGTGACAGCGGAGGGGGCGGCGGAGGGGCATCAGCAAGCGATTACTTTGCTTCTCAGGTCACTGACATGTCTGGTGGATTTGCAACTAGTACTACGTTTACATTGCCTGTAGGAGCAGGTGCGGTGCTAGCATACGTATCAATATCAGGTGGTCCTAACATCCAGAGTATTGGGCCGAGTTCGTGGTATACCCTAGCATGGACTCCTAGCGAACCCGGCTTACCTCCATCTGCTCAGTATAGATTTGCACCAACACCTAGCGGCACACAGTCTGTATATTTTGATAGTCCAGCAACAAGTGGCACTTTCAGAGTCGTGCAATTTGTAATGGAAAGTGAATCAACAACACAACAAACATTCTTAGGTGTCGGACAAGGTATGGGCTGGCAAACTGAAGCCTATCTTACTAATCCTATAGCGTCAGGCCAAGTGTCATGGATGACTGCTGGGTATTGTTACGGATCAATGTATGCCCCGGACGCTAATTCATGGGCATCATTACAATCGTTTGTGGCATCACCAGGCGTAACAATTTACGTATCAACTGATTCAGCAAACACAACAGTATATTTTAGATGTGCTGGATCCGTATGGAATGCTTCTAGCCCGTTCGTAATAGGAACTTATCCAAGTGGCGGCTGGTCGTCATTCTATATTAATGCATATTTTTTCGGGGTATAAGGAACAACCATGAGTAAATTTTTATTAACAACAACAGCCCCAACTAACAACATTGTATCGGAATCAGACCTACCGTTTTTAATGGTAAGCGCAGAAAATTTAGTAACCGTTCCCAATCCAACTACTGATCGCCCTTCGGATAATCATATCTTAATTGCTGATCAAGATTTAAACGGTGTTTGGTTTACTAGTTGGATGTTGATCGATGAATACAACAATATTTTAGAAAGTCGATCACATGTAACCTTAATAAAGCAACTACGGAATAAACTCTTAGCAGCAAGCGACTGGACTCAGGGTAAAGATATTCCAGTCGAAGTTTCTAATAAATGGACAGAATACCGTCAAGCACTTAGGGACATCACATCACAAGAAGGTTTCCCGACTAATATCATTTGGCCAGTTAAGCCTAACTAATAAATACTCATATTAAACGGAGTATTAAATGAAGAAAATTTTAGCATTATTATTGTTAGTCCCTGTACTAGCATTCGCACAAAAAATGCCAAAGAATGCAGCAACATATGACGCACAAATTTTAAGAGTGAGTGATGGCGACACAGTTGTGATCGCTGCACCCTTTCTACCACCACCTCTTAAGCCAGAACTTGCCGTCAGAATTTTTGGAGTTGACACCCCAGAAAAGGGATTCCGTGCTAAGTGCCCAAGTGAAGATCAGCGAGGCCAAGCAGCTAGCGCCTTCACTAAAAACGCAATCGCACAAGCTGCCGCGAATGGTGGAAAGTTTCAAGCAACATTATATGGATGGGATAAGTTTGGTGGTCGTGTACTCGGTGACATTTTAATCAATGGACAGAGTCTACGTGCTGGCTTAATTGCTAACGGCTTTGCTCGCGAGTACTATGGCGATGCTAAACAAAGTTGGTGCGAGTAATCATGCTCAAGTCGGTCCTTGTATCTATTTTTAAAAATATTGTTGCAGGATTAACAATGTACGGCATCGGTGTTGCAATGGCACACGGTGCCTATATTAATTGTGACCCGAGATACTGCTGCCCTCCAGCTATAGAACATATCGAATGAAAGCAAGTG